ATGCAGTACTGTCTGTAGCATCCTTCCAATTGATCTTCTAAATATAATATCATTATAGGGTTGTTATGTTAGTTTGTCAATAGCTAGAACAAAATCTTCTACTCTAACCGGTGTTTGTTCTTTCCATTTTGATTGTCCGTCCTTGCCTGAACCTGTCGAGACTTGACGTATTGCTTCAGCATAGTCTTTACTAGCCAAGGCTCTATAGGCTGACGGAAATTTATTCATCCATCTAGTGCCTAGTTGAAAGTTTACTGAGCCTAGTGCAACTATAAAGTCTGTATCTTCTATACGTAAGTCTTGCATCTGTTGAGCAGCAGCTTCCCATGCCATTGCAGCATCTTGTTCTAACCACGCATTTCTTTGTTCTTCTGAAACCTCATCCCCTACTTGATAGAATTTACGTTCTCTTTCAGTCAAAAGATGTCCAACACCACAGGTAGGTTTGCCTAGTGTATCAAGGTATACGCATTCTTCGTTACCTTCTCTGTGTTCTAAGTGTTCTAGGAAGTGGTTATATTTCATGATCCTAACATTTTGTAAATTAAATGCTCTTCAATTTCATCGGTAGCTAAACCACCATCATTAAAGTTAAATTTCTTACCTTCACCTTTTTTAAAAAATCTATCTACTTCAAATTGTTTGTCTGTTGGCTTAGTCTTTTTAATATTTTTGGCAAGTACTAAAGGACCAATCTGTATTACTTCAGATGCAGAAACTACAGGATTACCTGTTGCTTTTTCATAAAAGTAACTGTGTCTGTATGGGTTAAAACCAACCTGTGTCCACTCAGGATCATTTAAAAGTTCTCGTGCTTTTTTATTTAAAAATTCAGGGTCGTGTTTTTTCCACTTTCCAAACATTCTTCCTATAGTAGTTTTAGGTTTACTAGTAGCAATATTAAAAGCAGCTAAGGGGTTACTTTTAAACTCAACATCTTTTATCCACCCAGTTTGAGCATATGCTTTAGCTTTACCTGATGTTTTTGTTCCGTCATGTATAGAAACTACCCAAGTATCATAGCTATTGTAAGCAGGTATATCTAAACGTAAACCGACTAATTCATTTTGTTTTAGTTTAGTATTAACATTTAAGATACCTTTTTCTACTTGATCTGATTTTAAAGCTGCAGCTATTTCAACATTTGTAGGCATAGGAGGAACTTCTTTTGCAAGCTTTATAGGCATCTGTTCTCTAACAACTCCAATATATTCATCTTGTTTTATATTACCTTCTTTTAGTTTATTGGCAGCAACAACGACTTCGTTATTACGCTCAACTCTTTGAGGCAAACCTGCTTGTTCTTCTTTTATTTTAACTTCAATATCTTTGTCGGCTCTCCATTTTGTTATAAATTTTTCATCAATACCTAAATCATCGTAAGCATTTTTTATTATTTTAGATAATGGACCGCCTATTCCTAAAGCAACTCTATCTTTTTTATAAATAGCTGTGTAAGGCTCACCAGTAAAAGGATTAATTCTTTCTTTGGAGTCTTCTTTTACATAAGGAACATCATCAACTTTATACTCATCGCCTATTGCACCGCCTGTACTTTTAAACATTCTATCTATACTAGAGCCTTTATCTACATTTGGTTCATCTTTAACTTCTCTTCCAAAAACAACGTCACTAATACCTGCCTTATTTGCAATTTGTCTAAAATCTTTTCCAAAAGGAGTAACGTCTAAGACATTTGAAGCAGCACCAACATAATCATCAGCCGAAATATTTTTACCAACCTTCAAAGGACTTCTAACTAAATCATCCATCAATGACAAAACTGGAACCATTTGTGATACAGGAGAAACAGCTCCCGGACCTGCAACAGCATTAGCTATCTTATCTACTTGAAAGGGTACATTACCAGATAGCGTAACTGCTTGTGCAATCCATTTTTTAGAAAATCTTTCAGGCACATTTGCTTCATCCTCATAATACGATGAAGGACTTAACGCAATTTGTAGTTCTCTGACTCCTCCATATAAAGATAAAGCAGCTAACATTCTAACAGCTTGTTTACCATCCCCATCTTCAATACGTTTAAGTAATGAATTTGTCTGTGTAGTTTTAGCTTGTGCCCACGATAAGAATTGTCCTAATGCTCTTACTGCAGGATTATTAGATTGTGCAAAAAGTAATCTGTTACCTACAGTTGGTATAATTGCATCTCTTTCAGCAGATTTAAAACCTGCAATATGTAATATTTTTTTACCTACTGCATCTTCATAAGCTTCTTCTGCAGTTTTAAATTGACGTAAAACTTTTAACTCATTTTCTCCTAGACCTAAAACATCAGCTTCTGTTTTTAATGATCCTTTAACTTTTTTCTTATTAGATATAGCAAAGGCACGATAAACTCCTGCATCATATGCTTTAGCCCTTGCGTAGTTAGTGATTCTTTCTAACTGTACAATTTGAAAGAATTTTCTGTTCAGGTCCGATATTCCTTTTTGCCAAACATTATTAGGGTCTACTCCAAATTGTAAAGCTCTTAGTTCATTTTCAATTTGAGAGCTATATTTAATACCTAATCCCTGATCAGCAAAAGTTTTACCCTCTCTAAATTGTTTACCATATGCTTTTATAACAGGCATGAATCCGCTATTTTGTAAAGGTTGTATTAAGTCTCCTAAACTAGGCAAAGCCACACGAGTTAGCATAGTACTATTTGCTAACCCTGTTAAAAGTGCCATTGTTGTTTGACCAGTTTCGCTCCATCTTTCCTCTGCCCTATACAAACCAAAGTATCCATCTATCGTGTCGTTTAATTGTTTCAGTTCTTTATCTTTTAATTTCTTACCTCTTATTCCTTTGGAGTCTACTTTTTTATATTTGTTATGAACTTGTTGCCTAATATTACTTAAAAGTTCTCCTTTCGGACCAAAGGTTCTAGCAAACTCTACACTCTTTGTTGTGTTATTTACTAATGTTTGTAAAGTTAAACGAGGATCATTAATTAAAAAATCTTGCATAAGCAATCTAGATTTTTGATCTGTCAATATTCTTTTCTTTTCAAAGTTTTTAGTTAAAGGAATAATAACATTATTTTTTTTATCAAAAACTGTTTTAGTTTGTAGTCCTGCGAGAGATGCTGTAAACTCATCAGCTATTTTTTCAATACGTCTAGAATCTCTTAGCGGATGTAAACTTTGTTGTTGAGCTATTGCTGTATATAATTTTTCACGAAATTCATTAGGTGATTTATGAATTGCTTTCCAATCCCACATTTGAGTAAGCCCATAAATTTCATTTTCATCAAGTCTATTCCAAGCTATACCAACATCATCAACTGAATTTGCAATTTGATCCGTAAATTTTTGAATATTGTCTCTATATAAAAGAACTTTTCTTGCTTTATCTTCTGTAAATTTCGCAAATACATCTTCTTCTGTAATAAATTTATTCTGTAATTTGCCTGCTGCCATAGCAAGATCATCATCAAGAAAAGGGAGAACTTCTTCATTTATAACTCTACTATATTCTTGTACAGCTAACATCTCTCTTTCTTCTACAGATAAAGATGACTTACCTTTTAAAGTTGCTCCTTGTTGTTTAAATAACAATTTACTAGCCGTATCTAAAGGACCACCATATGCACTCATTCTTGCAGCAGTTGATCCTGCAGTACTAATCTTAAGTACTGTACGTATGTTTCTTCTTAATTGTTGATCAAGAACATCATTAGCAGCAGACTTGTTACTAAAAGAAAAAGTACTTTCTTGTATACGTTTTTGAAGAGCACCTACAGTTATACCACCAAGAGTTAAACCCCACATTAAACTACTATCATCTTCATCACCAAAAGCTGCTCCTAAGCCAAAACCTACACCACCACCAAAAAGGGGTCTAGTTATCTCTGACATAATACTTCGTGTTAAGTTTGCTGTAAGGTTTCCTTTTTTATCTAATTCATATAAAGGAGACATTCCAACATTAGCCATGTTATTAGCCTGTTCATGCAATTCATTGTATTTAGAACTAATAGCTTTCTTAGCCTCTTTTGCAGCTTGTTTTAATTCATCGTGACTTTTAACACCTACTCTGGCATATAATGAATCTAATTCTTCTAAAGGTTGTTTTAATACTTTATCAATATCATAAAGTTTGTTTAGTTCTTTATTTAAAACTTCTGATTGATTAATTTGTTTCTTAACCATACCACGTTCTTTAGCAACAACAGCTTCTCTAATTTTAGATAAAGGAGTATAAGTAGTACTAACTTTACGAGAAGGAGCTTGTCTAAGTTTATCTAATTGTTCTTTACTGACAAGTTTCATTTTCTGATCGTCACGTAAAACAGCAGGTTTTGCTCTTAACTCTTCTAATTCTTTTTTATATTGTTTTTCTTTACCTACAATACTTTTTTCTACGCTTTTCTTTTTACTCTCTAAACTTTTGTATTCTCCCCCTCTCATACTTCTTTTAAGTTTAATAGCATCTAAATAAGCATATCTAATTTTATTTAAATCATTTACTGCTTGTCCATTGTTTGGAGCATCTTGGATAGCCATGACACTTTTTTGAACATAAGGTTGTGATAGTGCAGCAGGGGTAACATCTTCTAGGTCTGCAATTTCTTTATCAGATAAAGTTCCTCTACCAAATTTTCTAGCTACCACATCTCCTAATAAACTAGAACCACCACCTATTGTTCCGGCAATAGCTAAAGTTGTAGGATCAATGTCACCATATAAAGTTTTTTCTCGTAATGCCACATCTGCAGTAGTTACTCCTGCTCCTGTAGCAGCAACAGCAATTTTTCCAGACTTAGCAATTTTAGTCCAAGGAACTAAAAATGTTATAGGGTCTACTAAAGCAAGACCAACTCTTCCTGATAATATTGCAGCATCTTCTCTTTGTTCTGATAATCCTCTAAACTCTGGAAAATCATCAAATATTTCTTCTTGTCTTTCCCTCTCTATTCTTTTAGAAGCCTGATCAAAAGTTTCTTCTGAGAATGTAGATTGTAGTGCTGCTTTACCTAATCTATAAGTGCTGCCTAGTATAGCAGGCTCTTGAGCAACACCATATGCCATTTTTCTAGTAGTATCTATTTCTTCGAGATTTACAGAAGGTGTAAAAGAACTAGGAGTAAAAGGTTCAATAGTTGAAGAAGTCATAGCAGGCTGCTCTAATGACTTAAACAGATTGTCTATGTTGTTTGTGTTTGTTAAATTTTCTTTTTTATCTTTGTCTTCTTCGGACTTTAATTGATCAAAAAGATTTTGTATATCATTACTCATTATAAATTGTTTGCTTCAAAAAATTTCTTCATATCAGTTATAAGTGTTGGATTATCTGCTAATAATTTATTTAATGATCCATACACTTTATCTCGTTCAGTTTTTTTTATAAACTGACCTAATGAAAAGCCAAATTTATTTTCAAAATCTTTTGATATTTTTTGTGACTCTTCTAATAGATTTTCATACTGCTCATAATCAGTTGCACTCATAGTATATTTAAATCTAGGTTTAGGTACACTATTTTTTAAAACATTTCTAGAAGTAGTAAATAAAGTATCTAACATAGTTTCTTCGTTTTCTGTTTCTTCTTCAGACCTTTTTAACATTAATTCTTCTCTTTCGTCTAATTGCGGAACTCCCCTTTCAATTTGAAAAGAACTATATCTATCTCTTACTTCTTTATCTACTATAGGCTCATCAAAAGTTAATGGAAAATCTCCACCTAAAGGTTCTCCATATGTATTTTCAAACAGTTTAGCGTTTGCTGCTCTGCCTTCATCAGTTAAGCCTACCCACGCTTCAAATTTTTCATTTAGTTCTCTTCTAAATTGCTCTGCTGACATATCATCTGCTACATTAACAACATCAGGTGTATATTTTTTTGAATCATATTTTTGTGGATCAAAAACATATTCGTTACGCTCAAATCCGTCTAGCAAAATATTTTCAGTAGCTTTAGTTACTCCTTTAAGTTGGTTCTCTATAGCATACTGTATGGCTACTGATTCAAGATTTGTGTCTAAATTATTATCTTTAATTGCACCATATTGAATTATGTGATTTGCATTTCTTATAACTTCATCACCAAAGTAGACTAGTTCAGTACCTGCTAAATTTGTAACCTTGTCTTTAAATTCTTCAGGTAATTTATTTAATTGACTTTTAATAATTACAGCCATATCTTGTGACTTTAAGTCTGACGTTGGTAAAGGAACAACCTTTGATCGTGTAACTTCTGTGTATAATCTTATATCACTAGGTTTATCAGAATCTCTTAGTCTCATAAGTAATTGATTATCATTTAAAGTACGTTCTTCTGGATAATTACTAATTTTCCAATCAGTCCAATCTGCATTAATTTCTTCTTTGCTTTTAGGTCTTAAACGATAGTGCATAGAAGGCTTCATTTCCTTTAACATTGTATCCATATCTTTAGCAAACGGATCAAGTTTTTCATTACCATCTACATCTGTTGTTACTTGATAAACTTTCCCACTTCTATCATCGAAACGAAGCTTAGTAACTTCTTTTCTAAGCTGTCCTCTAAATGGATTAAATAAATCAAGGTCTGTAGCTACTTTTGCACTAACCCCTTTTCTACCTGTACCTCTTCTAGATTCTAATAAGTCAGGAGAATATTTAGTTTTAGTTTCTTCTATATCTACAAGCTCCATTGGATCACGCCATCCAACTTTTTCTGCTATAAAATTAAGTACTCCTGCAGGAACTTCTTTTTTCTGCATATCTCGTAATGGCGAAACATATTCTTCTAGGGTAGGGGCAGGTAAACTTACTCTATTTTTGTTATAAGCATCAAATTTTTGTTTAGCTATTCGATCTAAATGATTCGTGTACTCTATAGCAAACGGATCATTCGCGTTTATTGTATTAAAATCTACATTTTGATATTTTGGTAATGTAGCTAAATCTGCAGAAGCTAGTATTCTTGCATGAGACATAGCCCCATTACCATCTTTAATAGCATTTCTAAAACCTGCTTGACTATCATATTCTTTTTGAAGTCTATTGTAATCTGCTGTCTCTTGTATATACAATTTTTCATACGTATTGTTGCGTTCATTTAAATTTCTAGTTGCTCTGTCTTTCATTATCTTATCAACAGTAGAAATACCAGTAAGCCAATTCTCAATTTTTTGATCCTTCGCAACTCTTTCTTGATATTCAGCATCGCTTCGTTGTTTTAACTGTAACAACTGACTTCCATATTCTACAGATGAAAGATTTGTTGGGTCTATTTTATCTACCATTTTATGTTCTCTCTAATAAACTATTATTATTTTCTTCTTTACGTTTTGCCAAAAGACTAACCAGTTCTTGTGGGGGTTCAAAGTTCTCAACCATTTCTAATGCTTCTTCTGGTACAGATTGTTTAGTAATTTGAGAGGGTTTTAAATCTTTAAACTTTAAATGTTGCCCCATTTGAGAATTTATATTTTTTATATCTTCTAAAGATTTATTGTTATTTTCTTCTTCATCTTCATCATACGACTCATACGAATCACCCTCATACAAAAGATAATCAATACCACATTGCTCAGCAATAGAAGACAAAATGTACATAGTAGGTTCTATAAGTAACATCATTAAATCTGGATTCCACTTACCTTCTTGAAAGCCTGTTTGTAAAATTATAGAAGCTAAACTACCTACAGGCATCCCATCTGCTAATGTTAAAGCAATCATCTCATATGTTTCTTTTTCATATGAATCAGCTACAATTTCCATAGTTGCAGAAGATACGTTTGTAAACTTAGGAGGTTGTTCCCAAGGATACTTAGTATCAGGATCATTTGTTAATGACTGTCCGGGAACTGGTCTTTCAAAAGGTGTCCTTCCTCCAAAGCCTTCTACATTAATTAATTCATCTTTATTGATTGACATTTATATTCTCCTTAACTTGCTAAAAGGGTTGTGTCATAAATATAACCTGCTTGTTTATATTTGTTCACTAAACTTGTTGCAGTTGTAGGTGATGGACTAGTTATATTTGATTGAGTCATAAATTGATCCATAGGCATTTGTGCATATAGTCTTTCATCATTAGCTTGTAATGCATCTAATGCTCCTGCCGTATTACTACTTCCTTGAACATAAGGATCAGCAGGACTTGCCATTAAACTTGCAACTGTCATACCTTCTCCAATCGTAGTATTCCTTACAAACTTTGGCAAGTTAGTATTTTGCAAAGGAGCATATCCTAATGTTTTATCATAGGCTTCTGTAAAAGTTTTAGACTCCTCTAAAATATCTGCAACTCTCGGAAAGTTTCTTTCCATAAATCCGGGTTGTTTAGGGTCTAAAGGAGGCAGTTTAGGATTAGTTAATGCTAGATCAGGAGATATAGGTGCAGATAAATCGGTAGCAAAGTCTACAGGTTTAGTAGATTCTAATAAAGATGTAGGTGTTTGTTTT